TGGGGTCACTTCATATTATCTAATACAATATTCATGTAGCCACCTTACTTTCCAATAAATATTTTTCTATTTATTTCACTCATCCAGAACACCTATCATAGATGGTATCTGACACGCTTTTAGTTCGCCATCAAATAATTCTCTATGTTCTCTTGATTCAAAATATCTTTTTGCTTTATTATAAGCATCTTTTTTTGAATCTGCTTTTACTTCAATCATTCTATCGTGGAATATTGCTATATAATTTCCATCTTTAATTCTTACCATAATACATCTCTCCTTTATAACAAATCCTGAGCATTGTAAATTATCTTTCATTTGCTTTTATTATTTAAAGCATCTATAAGACCTTTCCCGTTCTCTATACTAGATAATTTTAATTCTACATCAGCTATCGTACTAGCAGAAACCATTTTAACAAACTCAAATGATACTTGCCCGTTATTATTCTCTGCTACTACTTCAAGTCCATGAATTAATGCTTCTAATCCAGCTTTCATACCACCTAAGAAAGCTAATTGAATATTATTATCAATTTTTTCCATGTCTGCCTCCATTCTTCTAAAGAAACTCTTGTTTACTTGCCTATTAAATAACAAATCTAATAATTCCGTTTCCATTAGGTAAATTCATAAATTCACCTATACCACCATGATATAATTTCCGTGCTTCTGTTCTTGTATAACCACATCCATCACACCAATCTGAACAAAAATCTTCCCAACCTGAATACCATGCACATATTTCTGCTCTGATATTGTATCTATTTGCATGGGATTCTATCTTCTGTTTGATTTTATTAGTAAGTTTTATATACTGACTTAAATATTCTTCACTTTTCTTGTCCATAAAATCACTCCAATCTTAAAATGAAATTGCTATTTCTTACTAACAACATTCCATATTTCCATACCAAAACCATCGCACACCATCATAGCTTGCATATATATCATTATCTTTACTCTTAAAATATATTGGATAATCATTGTTTTTTCATTTTCATCACTCCAATCTATACCAAATTCCATGTTTTAATAGGTGTACTTACTGAAATATCAAAGTGTTCATCATTCCGTAAATCTTCAACCTCTTTTCTAAGTACAATACACTCAAATTTATTCTCTTTAATTGCCTTGCAAATCACTCTCATTGAACCTGCTTTTGATTTGTAATTTCTGTTAAAAGTAGCCATCTTATTTTTATCCGCAAAGCCAACCACCTTATAATAAATTCTGTCAGTTGCCTTCCAGAAATTTTCTGCAATCGGAATGAGAACATAATGTTCACACATCCATTTGAAATCCTTTTCCGTTTTGCTGATATAAGGATTACTACCATCAACAAATTCTATATGCTGATATTTCATACTCACACCTCCTTGTAATCTTCCAATAGTTCATTTAAGTTGTCTTTTCTCCACCGATGAAGTTTTCCATCGCCAGTGTAATTCCTAACAACTCCAACCTTACGACCCGCAACTTTCTGATCGTGCTGTATATACTGACGAACAGAATTGTGATGATGCCCGTCACTATGTACCTCAATGTATTTCTGCTTGTTTCGTTTATTTTGATATGTTTTTACTCTCATTTTAATATCCCTCCAATCGTTTCCACTCACCATCAATCCGTTTCCATGCAGTAGGATTTAAGCTATATAATTCTCTTTGAAATAACTCATCATATCTTTTATCCATCTGCTCTTTAGCATCGAACAGTTCCTCATGGTCTAAGTTTCCTTTATCTAAACCAGACAGTTTATATATTCGCAACTTATACATATTAATCACTCCTTAACTATTTTTAAATTTCCATAACATTTTCCGCACATTGAGTAATTCCTATCACACGACACACAAGAATCCCAATATCTATTATCTTTCTTGTATCCTTTTGGAAAAATAACTTCTCCTATTTCATTTAATTTTGGTATTTCTCTTTTACATTCATTCCCGTCATAATGACAAAAATAAGCTAATCTCATACTAATCACTCTCCTTCAAATTAGGACACAAACCAAGACCACCATCAATTTCAGGTACTCTTCTGTATGCGTCTCTATGAATACAATCTGCCTTATCACATTCGCTGCAACAACATTTCTTGTATTCCTCATAACTCATTTTGTAATTTGTCTCTTTAAATCTCTCTTCTGTCATCATAATTACTGCACCTCCAATGCTTTCTGTACTTTCTCGTTAAACTCACCATATAAAGATTTCCATTTCTCAATCATTTCTTCTGTAGGCTCACCAATAAGATTGTATCTTTCTTGCCTATATTCTTCGGGATCTTCACAACATTCTGTTACAAACACAGCAGTTCCAAATTTATCTGCATCACATCCAAAACCACCAGTTGCAAGTACAATTTGATATTTTGCATCTCTAAATTCTGGTTTAAAAAAATCTGGTTTAATTACTACTAACTTGCCTTCAATATTGTCACTTAATGGTTTACATTCGCTTCTATCAATTATTGTTTTCATTATCGTTTACCTCCTTCACCCAATCTGGTTCATATCCTCTTGCTCTCCATTCTATTACAGAAACTTTGTAGCCTTCGTTTTCTGGAAATTTTTCTTTTAATAATTTGTAAACCCGTTTTGCTTCCCAATCGTATGTAAGCTCTCCTTGTTCTGTTGCGAATAAATATTTGCCATCTTTTGACACATTTATTCTTGTATAATCAACCATTTTACTTGCCTCACTTTCTAAATAAACAGTTCTTTCCTTTGGTTTTATTTCCATGCTTTATTTCTTAAATCGTTGTAATTAATTCTCTGTTTTATTACCAATTCACAATCATCATATATCTCACGTAACTCAGCAAATAAATCAGCATACTCATTTTCATTTGCCTTACGAGTAGTCAAATAAAATTCATAACTTGCTTCGTCATGCTGACCAGTATGCATATATGACATAATATTCCCGTAATTTACTCTCACTTCTGGGAAGAATGCAATCACATCATTATGTTTATTTTTTCGGAAAATTACTTTTACTTTATCCATACTAAGCCACCTCTTTTATTTCCTTTACCGTTTCTTTCCAACAGCTACCAATCAATCCATAAACTTCATCAATGTCATATCCATGCATTTTACATCCCTCGACACAAAAAATTGCGTATTTAATAGGTAATTTTACATCTTTATCCAACTCGATTTCTAATACAGAACCACCGCCAGACCAAGGATCATATAATCCGCACATAGTTTCCTTTCCAAGAACCATGTAAGATTTTGAATTTTCATTCTTTCGTGGATCATATTTTCCCTTTTCGTCATACTCTTTATTCTGTAGTTCGATTAAGTCAAATAAATCAAATAACGGCATTTTTACAAGAAACGTTACGGTTGCCATATGCGATGGGAGATTTTCAAATTCCTGTATGCAGCTTTCAATAAATTTGTCTTTGTTTTTATCTCTATCTACATAATATCCATCATCCCTATGTACCTGTTTACATGCCTTTCTTAATGCAGTTGCTTTACCTTGCGTCTTTGCTAACCACAGCATAGATGACTCTTTATCAATACTTCCATCTCCTGAATTTCCATACCAATTCAGAACATTATCACAAACGCAATCGTAATTCCAATTACCACAATCCACCATGATATTTACTTTGACTTCATTATTAAAATCCTCTGCGTTGTAATAAAAATATGTATTTTCTTTTACGTATTCCCATATTTCATCAAAATTATCTACGAAAAACTCTTCCTCTTCTTCTGTAAGTTCCTTGCGAATATCCTTTTCAAGTTCATCTTCTCCGTACTCTATTGCATAATCCGTAGCCCAATCAGCTAATTCATCATTAAAAGCCTCCCTTGGATTGTTATGCTCAAATATCTCTTTTAAGAAACTATCAGAAAGTTCTCTTTCTCTATAGTCAGTATAAATTTCGATGCCACCATCTTCATTTACATCCCACATTTTCTTTAATATTTCATCTATTCTGGTTTTTAATATTTCCATTGTCATATCAATCAACCTCGCTTTCTTCCCATAAATCAATTAAACCAGGTAATACATAACCTCGATCTATCCAACTAAATTCATCAAACTCTTCAAGTTCTTTCAGCTCATCTTCTGTTGGAATTTCAGCACCCATAATTCGCCTTACATCATCTTCTGTTCCACCAGCTTCAAGTATTCTATGTAATGTCATTTCTAATGCACCAGAAATATCATCACTTCCTTTTACTGTGATTGCATTCCGTGACCAATATTCATTGCAAAGATGAAATATCACAATTGTTTCATTTTCTTCTAATAAATCTTTTAACTCAATCATTTCGCTTACCTCCTAATAAAATCCTAAATGCTGTTTCATATATAAAGCTCCGCTGAGGAACATAAACAAATTCTTTTTACGTTCATCATTGTCATAATCCCATACTGGAATCTTGTTATCATCACAGATCACCATTCCACCAAAGGCTTCATTTCTACATTCTGTAAAACGTAGTGCTTCTAATAGCTCTTTCCAGTTCTGCTCGTTATATTCCATTTCAATTCGCTCCTCCCAATAAATAAGACAGACACATTTGTTTGCGTCTGCCTTATTATTCTCTGTATTACTGTTTGTTATTTTCCTTTGGTGTAATAAGCTTTGTGATCTTCTCCCTGAAAAATTCACAATATCCGTTAATACTTCCGTCATTATAAACCCAGAACCAATCCTCATCATAATTCCAGAAAATCATTACTTCGTGACCTGCTGTAACACTATCAAATACGTGCTTGTTTCTCGTTCCATCTTTTGATGTAAAGCAATCATTTACCGTATCATCACTTGCTCCGTTTTTCTTTAAAACAAGGTATAAATATCTTTTAAGGTTTTCCAAATCCCTTTCTGTTTGAATATCAAAAATTTCTACTTTCTCATCACAACTACAATCATCATTTATGTCGCAATGTGATATATAATTTTCGTTACCCATTCTCTTTAATTGTCTACTTAGTGCAAACAGTGCTGATTCTTCATATTTTTTACATTCTTCTTCACTTCTAAATACAGTTCCATCCTCTGCAATGTACTCTGTTCTTACAAGTTTCTCAATTGTTTCTGTTTTTCTTACTTCATTTACTCTCATAGTTTTATTCTCCTTTTCTCTGTATTACTGTTCGTTATCTTCAAAATCAATATCATCAATCTCAAAATTGTCCGAATATGGAATATATTCTGCATTAGTAGCAACAGGAATTTCATCAATGTGTTCCTGTGCATATTTACAAGCAATTTCCAACTGTTCTTCCTCTGTTTTACCTTCTAATAATTCCATAGGAATATCAATTCCTGTGTCTCCTACATACGTGTAAGCCATACCAATGTGCAATCTTTTTGTTTTCTTTGTATCTACCATAAATATTCACCTTTTACCTTTCTGTTATGAAGTGACTTTT